TAAGAGCTGTCCATTGACATAGACATCAACGAAGTTGACTCCAGAGTCTCCGTGACCGCCTGCTCCTACCCAATCAGTGTACCCCTGTCCGGAGTTGATATACAAAGGCACGGCCGTTGCATGTGTACCGGTAACAGTGTACTGGACCTTCGTTGGGTGAGAACCGGTAGCTGAGCCACCGGCGCTGAAGGCGGCCCAGGATCCACCGCTGCTCTTCCACTTCATGACACCGCCGTCATCGACGATACCGTAACCGGAGGTTCCAGCAGTAGTACCGAAGTTGAGATACGCATCAGCACCGTCTTCGTTGAGTGAAGCAAATACCGTGCCACCCTCTAAGAACTTGATGTTTGATCCGCCAGCGTCTAGAAGAATATCTCCACCAGCGTCAACCGAGAAGTCAACAGCAGGTTTGATATTAATATCAGCATCGTCAACGAGCTGAAGATCAGTTCCATCGTGACTGATGTAAGCGGCCGAAGACGCAAACATCAGCTTCATTGCTGCGTTAACCTGAAGACCTGTGTCATGGACGTGAGTCAATGAGACATCAGAACCATCACCAAACTTAAGAATCACGCCGTCATCTTCGAAGTCAACGACTGGAGAGTTAAGAATAACGGATCCGTCTGCCTGGAGGCTGAGGTTGCTATCAGAAATTTGCATGATGTTGGTAGCACTGTCACCGAACTGCAATGCCATTGAGCTGTTCAGAAGAAGACCATTATTATGGACGTGAGTCAGTGTGACATCATCACCGTCACCGAACTGAAGGATCACACCGTCGTCTTGGAAATCGACGACTGGTGAGTCGAGCTGAATAGATGTGGCGGCTACAATCTTAGAAGTCGGACCTGTTAGGCTGAGCGTTGTGTCAGACACAACATCCAATAAACCGTCAGAAGACTGAACAATGTATGTCCCAGTGTCACCAAACAGAAGCTTATCTGCTGCACTCAACTGGATGCCAGTGTTGTGCACATGTGTTAATGACGCATCTTGATCATCACCAAAGCTGATAACTGCAGCGTCGGCTAGGAAGAGATCAGACCAATTGTAGTTGGCTTCACCAAGAGCACAAGAATCATCAGTACCTGGCTTGAAATTTCCGCCACCTGCATTGATAACGATATCGGCCGCGGCATTAATATCCATGTTGTTGCCCTGACCCGTGATCTTAGTGGTATTGGTTGAACCATTGAAGCTAAGAGACTTGCCAGCGACGATCTGAATATTGTCGCCACCCACGCTGAATAGCTCTGTTGCTGAGTTACCCATGAAGGTGATTCTACCACTGTGATTAGAAGCACTGAGGATCACTGCACCAGAAGAGCCTGACTTGATCTTGAAGAAATCTCTATAATGTGCATCATCACCGATGAACTGGAACTCACCATGCGACGCTGAGAAATGCAGGTAATCTGAAACCAACATCATTGCTTTTTCAGAAGAAGCAGGGACAGGTACAATCAATCCGTATTGGGTTCCTGCAGCCTTGATGACAATTTCCGACATCGGGTTGCCCGTGTCTAGATTAATGCCTCCTGCAGAGTCTAGATCAATAGCATCAGCTGAAGTTGCCGCTGTTTGGATCGTTACGCCGGTGTGACCATCAATTGTTGTGGTGCCCGCATTGGAGTCAACCAAGACGTTGCCGGCATCCGCATCGACAGTAATTCCACCCGTAGTTGTACGAATGGATACCGCTGCATCACCCACTGATATGTCATCAGCTGCTGATCCTCCAGCAGAAATAGTTGACCAACTCGTGACGCCATTGCCGTCTGTTATAAGAGCCTGACCCGATGTTCCGTCATCGCCAGGCAGCGTGAGAGTCACATCTGCTGCGACTGTCGCTGGAGCCTTCAGTCTGACGAACTTGGAGTTATCCTGGTCGTGGAAGTAAACTGGGTTGCCATAATTTACGTGGAATCCGTTGGAACCAGAAACAGAGTCGAATGACACTGAGGACGTACTTGTCAAATCCTGACCAATCTTTCGATGACCATAAAATGTAAGTCCGGCGCCGTGGGCGTTCGTGATGTGATTGACACCCACCTCAAATGACGATGATAGTCTCAGATACCTGTCTTGACCATCGATACCAATGTCGAGATGCCGATTTGCACTTAGACTTGTCGCGTCTTCCATTCCGATCTCAACAGTATGCTGGTAATCACCTGAGGTTTCCAGAAGCTGGATAGAATCAGCCTTGACAACCGAACAAGCGATTGGATACAGGCCACCGAAGACCTGGTAAGCATCGCTGTTAGCATTTTGATTCAAAGAGATCGAGCTATCAGAACCTGATGTATTTGCTACACCAAACCTGAAACAACCTACCGGTATACCGTTCGAGATGCCGCCATGATCCCAGAAAAACACCGGAGAGCCCATGGGCGCGTTGTTCATTGGGAATGCGAAACCTCTGTCTCCTGCCTCACCGAGAGTTATCGAGCCTCCGGCGAGTGACGACGAAGCGACGCCAAGCGCAATGATCGGATCCTTGATGACCATGTTGGATGACGATACTGTCGTTGTCACCCCCTGGACGATCATATCACCCATTACAGTCAATCCCTGCGAGAGTGTGACGTCGCCGCCGGCAGCAATCGCGATAGCATCTGCATCACCAACAGAGCCGATGTTTCCGCCGTTTGCGATCTTGATGCCGCCGTCCTTATGAAGGACACCGTCGATTGTAACGCCTGCAGCAGCTGTTTCTTCACTGATTACGTCAACAGCGATGGATTCCTCAAAGGAAACGACGCCGTTAGCTGCGATTGTGATCGCGTCAGGGTCTGAAGCAGAACCGATTGTGCCGTCGTCCTTGATCTTGATGTCGTCAGCGAATGTGACGATACCTGTTGACGCGATTGTCATTGCAGTAGATCCACCGACTGATCCAATTGTTGCATCGTTGGGAATTACGATGTCGTTGTCCTTAAAAAGAACACCGTCAATTGTAACACCCGCTGCGCCTGTTGTCTCTTCGATTATGTCTACATGCAAAGCCTTCGTAGCTTTGACCTCTAGCGCGTGTGCCTCAAGCTTGAGCAGATCTGCGTTAGTTGCATTACCGATGGTCTTGTCATCAGCAAGGAGCAGATCATCAGAAAGTGTGACGATACCTGTACTCGCGATTGTTACGGCTGTCGAAGCACTAGTTGAACCGATTGTTGATCCGTCTGGAATCACGATGTCGTTGTCCTTGATAAGGACACCATCGATTGTGACGCCGGCGGCTGCATCTGACTCAGCGATCGTGTCGACCTTGAGTGTTGCATTGCCTGCTAGCTTAACAGAGTTTCCAGTGCCATCAAGTTGTATGAGATCTGTATCGGAAGGTGTGCCTATATAGCCGTCTTCAACAATCTGGACGCCGCCGTCTTTAAGAAGAACGCCGTCAACAGTAACACCCCCAGCACTTGTTTTCTCAGCAATTACGTCAACAGAGATAGGTTGATAAAAGAAGCCAGCCGCTGCGTTAAAGGGCTCGCTGCTTGATTGCCCGTGAATTCTGTGAATAGCAGCTGCCATGGTACCCAAGATGTCCTGAAGGTCAGATCCTGTTAGGGCAGCGACTGTTGCTGGTGTTCCATAATGAACAGATTCAGATTTGAGATCGATCATTGATCCCGAAAGCTGAGCTAGTTTTAATTGTGTTTTAATTGCCATTTTGTTCGTCTCCTGTGTAAGTCTGTTGGCTTGACTTTACTTTTTCTTGTTAGACAACACGGAATATTATTACTTGAACAGCAACAACAACCTGGACGAAAACGACGTTACCAAATACAGGATTAAATATCCCTCATTCATAGAAACTTAAGGAAAGAAAGAGACTTATAAGAAATATTTTTAGATCATACTCTTCGTCTGCTGCAGCATATTATTTAGATCTAGGCCGCCGCAGTCAATCTTTCTACGCGTCAAATTATAGTGATTTATGAACCCTTCGAATTTTCCGGATGCACAACGAGGATCAACTGCTTCAACCAGTTTACCAAATTTATCAGTTGGGCACTCCAAAGGTATGTTCAAACCCTTGTGCATAGCTGCCCAAAGTGCCTTGAGTGCTTCAAGCTGAATTGGATAGAAATCTAAGTGTTCCTTCAGACCGCAGTCGTGTACCTTGACTGCGTTTTTCGCAATTACAGGACGCTTTCCAAAACCATGCTCAACATACCAGTCTTGATATTTTGGATAGTATGCATTGCTTATCTCAACACCGACGCTTCTATGATTCCAAGTTCTTCCGCCGGCCTGCCATGCAGCGTGTTGAGTATCTAATAGCTGATATATCGTACCGTCGTTGTCGATACAGAAATGAACTGATATCCCTCTTTTGCCAAGAACTTTCGCGCAGCTTTGTGCAGACAAACACACATCCCAATGATTCACAAAAAATGTGGGCTTCCTGTCAGGTTTTCCCGCATAGCTTGAGTACGTGCCTTTCTCGCATTTAAGACCACCCTCATCGGACCACAATACAACCTTGTCCCAATCAATAGCAATAAAGCTACCATTGTGAACGATATGATTACTAGTCGGATGTGAGATTAAGGGTTTATATTCTGAAAGATTTTCTTCACGCTCAGTGAATATTCTTCTAAACGTCGAGGGCCCGCACAAGCCATCTGCTTTGAGGCCTGTGCGCCGTTGCCACTTTCTGATTTCGTTTATCAGGTCTTCGTCGAAGTCTTCTCTTCCAAACCAATTTGGGTCCCACCCTAGCTTGGCTGAAGAGGCTTCGTTGTAAAAGATCTTGTCCATAGCCATTTCAGCTCCTAATGCTGTATATAACTATTCAAGATCAATATCTACTCCAACATTAATGTGAATTTTTGGAACTCTGAGCTGATTGGCCAATCCGTGCTTTTTTGCAGTTTCTGCGTCAAGAAACCAGTCTGCATGTCCCTTTGTGTGGACTTTCTTCAAGAAGAAATCATCTTTCTTTCCACAGTTCCTAGCCATCATGGTGTACACGATGTTATTTAGTCTATCTGTTTCTTCAGCGCCGACTTTGACTTCTTCGACCTTGCCCCATGCCATAGATGAGACATCGTGAATCATTAGCGTCGCATCAGGGTCCATAAATCTAAGGCCCTGCTCACCAAAACTGAACAATATCGCTCCACACGACATTGCTTTTCCCTCGACAATCGTAGCAACAGGAAGCTCTGCGTGCTTGATAGCACTTATCATAGACATAAGACTGTAGACCTGCCCTCCGTAAGAGTCAATTACTACTGGAATTACTTTTTGCCCAGTATTGTGTGCTTGAGCGACTTGTTGCTGAAATTCCTTTGCTGATTTCTCATCAAACTTATTGACCCTGACAATTATCGGTGTTTTTCTTAACTCATATTCTTTTAGTAACGGTGATATTTCTGTTGTCCACTTCATTTTCGCCTCAACTACATTTGCTATGGCCGCATGCGGTACATGCTACGCAGCCCTCTTGATATTTCAATGTGTTCTCCGATCCACAATTTTCACACACGTTCTTTCCAGGAATAGTACCGTCTTTGATATAGTTCTTTAGCACACGAGCGATCACTTTCGAGAATGAAAACATGTCCATCTCGATATCTTTCTGGAGCTGTTCGACCACATAATGAATATTCGCACCGTGGCGAAGTGCCAAAGATATTGTGCGTGTAAAACCTGCATGATTGGGATTATCAAATACAGCAACAATATCCTTAATAAGAATCTCTTCTCCGTTCTTGCCAATTTGCAAATCGTATCTGGAGTTTTTAGTCTTGTAGTGGTGCTTGATAATTGTCCCTTTCCTGTATTTCTTGGGTATTTCTATGTACTTCTGAAGACCTCCCATAACCTCGTACGGTCTTCCATCCATCAATCCCACTAGGATAGTCCACGCTTCTCCCTTAATAGTCGCATGGTGAATAGAGCATTTAAGCTCCTTGGGTCGCTCTGGGGCTTCATGTGATCTGAATAGTGTATCTTGGTTTCTAGCTAGAAGAACGCCTGCTCGGCATCCGTCTCTGTAAACTGTGACACCCTTACAACCGGATTTCCACCCTGTCATGTAAATGTTCTTGATAGTTTCGACATCAGTATCAGTTGGGACATTTGTCGTGTTAGAAATTGCATGACAAATCCACTTTTGAGCAGCTGCTTGCATCTTCACTTTCGACACCCAGTCGATATCATTCGAAGTAGCTTTCCAATATGGGCTCATCATCAAAGTATCTGGTGTCACCTCATCCTCAGAAATTGAATTCTGTTCCATCCATTGCTTGAATCCATGATGATACACATCATATTCCTGCCACTTATCGCCTACATCATCAACAAAATCAATTCTTCCGTCGATATCGTTTTCAGTGAGTTTCTTTCTACGTGTGTACTTAAGAAGAAATGCGGGCTCAATTCCTGATGTCGTCTGTGTTAGTACTGAAACAGATCCTGCAGGCGCAGTTGTCGTCAAAGCAATATTTCTTCGACCGTACTTCTTCATCATTCTACGCAAGTCTGGATCTTGCTCTAAAATTCGTTCAATGTACTCGTGTCCCTTCTCACGTTCACAATCATATGCAGGAAAAGCGCCGCGCTCCTTTGCAAGATTACATGAAGACCTATACGCATTAACTGTCAATGTTTTGTACAGATCTTCTACAAACTCAATTGATTCTTGGCTTCCATATCTGATATTCATAGCAGCAACTGTGTCACCGACTGCTGTTACGCCTAGACCGGTCCTTCTTCCCAGTCTTGCCATCGTCTCAATATTGAGCCACATATCACTCTCTATGGCTTTCACAGAATCGGGCTCTGGATCGTTTTTTATTTTCTCGAGAATCTTTTCTATCTGCTCTGTCTCTAGATCGATCATATCATCCATAAGACGCTGAGCTTTTTGTGTGATTTCTTCCAGCTTTGTATAATCAAATTCCGCTGATTCGCTATAGGGATTTTTGACAAAACTAGACAGATTTACTAACATCAATCTACAGCTGTCATATGGGCTAAGAATTATCTCGCCGCATGGGTTAGTTGATGTCGAACCGAATCCTTCCTTCACATATAGATCAGAAGGTGTTGTTCGTCGCGCCGTGTCCCAAAATAATAATCCGGGTTCTGCAGAAGCATGAGCAGATTCAATCATCTCATTCCACAATTCTTCTGCATCAATCATCTCTGATATGTCTGGGGTCTTGCTGTCAACAGGGAATCTCAGCTCAAATTCTTTTTCTTCGGATACTGCTTCTAGAAATTCATCAGATAGACGAACAGAAATATTTGCTCCAGTGACTCTTAATAAATCTCGCTTGATCCTTACAAAATCCCTAATCTGAGGATGGTGAACAGAAATAGTAAGCATAAGGGCTCCGCGACGTCCACCCTGAGCCACCTCTCTGCATGAATTAGAAAATCTGTCCATAAAAACTTCGATGCCATCTGTTGTCCTCGCACAATTACCAGTTGCCTGTCCTGATGGACGAATCGTAGAGATATCGAACCCTACACCACCGCGGCGCTTTGCAATCTGAACTAGTTCCTGGTCTGTCTTACATATTCCTCCGTAAGAATCGAAAGGCGACTCAATTACAAAGCAATTAGAAATAGACTGAATCTGGTATGGGTTTCCAATTCCTGCCATGGGAGAACCCTGAGGGACGATGTACTTAAAGTTTGAAAAAAGATCGTATATTTCATCTTCAGACATGGGATTGGGATACATCGACTCTATCCTAGAAAACTCTTTTGCTAGCCTCAAATGCATGTCATCTGGAGAGCTTTCTAAAATATCACCATCTTTAGTTGTCAAGGCATATTTTGTCAGAAAAACGTTTGCAGCTAGCTCATCACCATTAAAGTAAGCCAAACAACTTTCAAACGCATCTGAAAACTCATACTTCTCTTTGCTCATTTTCTAGTTAACGCTCCTTCTTATCACTGCTCATCTCGTTCCATTTTTGCTTAAGCAATTTTTTCATGTCGCCCTCATCCTGCATGGTTGCTTCGTTTAGGGTCAGGTGTTTTTCGTCCAGTATTTCTATAATAGACATCGCAGTGTCTATGTGAATAGGAAATAGTAATCCATCGCGTCCTGCGCGATTTTTAGCGATGAATAAACGACCAGCACCAGATGCCTTTTCAAGTGGTTTTCTAGACAAAGAAATAACAACATCAGCAACCATGGCTTTTCCGTATGCTTCTGCCATATTCTCTAAACCCACAATATCAGATTTCGCTGAATCTCTATTCGCTTGCGAAGCAGTCCAGATTGGAATATTCATCTCCATTGCCATGTTTCTCAATTCTTCATAGATTAGTTTAAGCTCATGACGCATTGAATCATATTGTCGTGTAGACCTCATTACATCTGCATAGTCAACCATAATAACACTGGGCTTAAAGCCTTTCATAGAAAGCTTTTCTATGTGGTTACGAAGTGTTATTATTGAAGCAGACCCTGTCGGGAATTCTTTGATTATCAAACGTCCTAAATCTGTATCCTTATAGCGTGCCATGACCGTTTTTTTATTGTCTTGAATGTCATTGCTTGGGATACCACACAAATTAGAATCGTATCTTATGCCTACGCTTGTTTCCGAAAGTTCAAATGTGTAATGCAACACATTTTTCCCTGCGCGCATTGCGTTAGCTCCGAGCGCAACTAGAAAATGACTCTTGCCCACGCCGGTATTTGCTGTAACGACTCCAATCTCACCTCTTCCCAGGCCACCTTGCAAAATATCTTTCTTGTCAAGACGAGATATTCCCGTAGGACAAACACATCTGCGATGTAGTACGAAGCGGGCTTCAGCATCTTCGAAAAAATCGTGACCGGTCGAGCTGGGCATTCCGACTGCGACTGCTTCTTTCATAAGGCCTACAACACTTTCGAATTTATCGCTTGAGATTAGCTCAACAGCTTGTTCCAGAGCATCCTTAAATGCTTGTCGCTTGCAGAAATCCAGGCTTTTATCTTTGACGTATTTTATATCACCGGGATTGGGATTTGATTTTACACGATGTAAAAACTCTACAATTTGATCTCTAAGAATCGTGTCATTACCATTGGAAAGATCGTCCTTGATAATTGTTATCAACAACCCTAGCGTTGGGAAAGTCTTATACTTCTTGTAATAACTAAAATATTTGCCCGTGAGATATTTGAGGTATTTTATATCAAAATAATCTGGCTCCATTACCTCGACCATTTGAGCTGACCACACGTGATCAGTCAAAAGGCCTTGAAAAATAGATTCCTGAAATTGTTTTCCGTACCTGCTGAAATACGTGCTTTCATTTTTTCTTATTAGTGTCTTCTGAGTCATATACCTTGTCCTACGATATTGACAGCCATGTAATATGAGTCAACGTCGAAGCTTTGTATGCCTTCTCTTATCATCATTCTCATTAGTTCAATCTTATTACGGCAGGGCTCAAAAGTATCGACTGCGTAGTTAATTTTTTGAATTTGATCAGCGGATAAATTTGACGTACCCAAAAACATTAATTTCCAGTTTCGTCTTGCGAGATCTGCATTCTCTACTATGTTAGAATATAGCAACAGAGGTTTCTCTTCAAGTTGTGTCTTAGCATAACTAATAACATCATCGACAGAAACATCCGGCTGGTCACACAAAATTGAAATTCTTTTTGACAAAGACTTGAACCCTGCACGAGGCACTCCTGGGATGCCGTCTGACGAGTCTCCCGTAAAACATCTTGAAGTACAGAAATTTGTGTAATGAACACCAAATTTTTCTTTGATATGGTGTGCTGTGATGAATGCTTTTTGCCCGGGAGACCACTGTACAACACTATCAGACAAGAGTTGGTACAGATCTTTATCTGAAGATACGATCACACATCGTTCATCAGTAAACTTGTGCTTTGCTAGATACCCGATGACATCATCCGCTTCACAGTCCGAAACATATACTTGTGTTACCGGAACATGTCTCAGAGACTCAATGATGAGCGATACCTGATTATCTCTATTCTGGTAAGTGTCGGGTATATCTGAGTAGAAGCGATTGAGCCTCTGGGGGCGTCTGCCGTGTTTATAATCGGGAAAAATTGTTCTTCGACGAGAAGAGCCTCCGCCTTCCCATGCGACAACAACTTGCTTTGGATTAATCTTTTCACAAAGTAATTTGATGGCTTTTAGAAAGCCTACAAGGCCACCGATGTGGTGACCCTGATCACTCATTGTAGGGTTAACTACAAAATGCCGTGTGAAAACGTTAAGACCGTCAACTAAGAGTATAGGTCCGGGGGCTGTCATTTAGTCCTCCGGGTCTAAAACATCTGTACTCAATTCCATTGCAATTGCTCTTACTTCCTCGTAAGACTCAGGATCAATATCGATATCCACTGAAAGTTTTCTTACGAGAGCACATTCTAGCAGTTTGTCAATATAATCACTGTACTCAGGATCATTCATGACATGATTGAAGTCGGCTTTGTAGAACTTCTTCTCTACAAGCATCTCTCCCGTTTTCTCATCGACGATAGTAAATGATTTCCACGATCCCGTGCCGGAGACTTCTAAGAGCTGTCCATTGACAGATTCTTGACCATGTTTCCTTAGAAGATCGAAAATCTGCTCGTGTTCCACAATGCCTCTTCCAAAATGAATCTCAAAATTGACAGTCCGGAAAGGGGGTGCCACTTTGTTCTTTATAGTCTTTGCTGAGACATTGATACCCACCACTTCTTTTTCTTTATTAGTGATGGGCTGCCCTGCCCCTAATTTAATTCTTACAGAGGAGTGGAAAGGAATTGCCTTTCCGCCCGGCGTAGTTGTAGGATCGCCATACATTACACCGATCTTCATTCGGATCTGGTTCAGAATAACAAATAGGACATTTTGGTTGGCAATCACTCCCGTGATTTTTCTCATTCCCTTTGAGATCGCGCGCGCCTGGAGTCCGATGGTTTCCTTGTCGTAATCACCCAGCAACTCTGCCTTTGGCGAGGACGCTGCAACTGAATCCCAAATAATAGTTATTGGGACGTCTTTGTTCATTGCCTTTGCCTTCATTATAGTGGCTTCTGCAATAGACAAAACTTCTTCTGTACAATGTGTATCAACATACACAAATCGATGCTTAATATCAACACCCAACAGACCGAGATTCTCCACAGACGTCGCATTTTCAGTGTCTATATACACGACGATCCCACCCATCATCTGAGTAGACCTCGCAATTTGAATAGCTACATGAGACTTTCCAATCGATGGTGGACCAAAAATTTCTACAATGCGACCTTCCGGGAGACCACCATTCGTTCTATTAGAGATAATGTAATCAAGTTGTTTAGAGCCTGTGCTGATCCACCGCTTAACATGTGTGGGCGATTCATCATATGCCAGATTGTAGGCTACTTGGCTTCCGTGCTCTTTATTGAGAGACTTAATCAGCTCAGCAGTGAAGTCCTGTGAATCTTTCTTTTTAGAGGGCATTCTATCTCCTACCTAATATTACAATCCATGTGTAAAAGGGGGAGCGTGTGCTCCCCCTTTTTTGTTCTGTTACACGTCTTCGAGGTCGGCGAATGCTTCATCTAATGACTTATACTTGCCATCCTCCGAAGTGCTCGTATCACTTTCGGTTGTGGCACTGGACTTCTCAAAATTTCCGCGAGTTGTTCCCGAAGAAGTATTTTCGTCGTCACCGCTGAGCCAATCATTAATGATCTTCTCAAGCTCTTCATAAGTCTTGCATGTGTAAAGCGAATCCAAGTCTGGAAGGTTTCCTACCCATTGCTGAGTGGTTTCCTTGTCAGAAGAAAGAGGCGAACTCTTTCCTCGAGGCCTTACCTCAGTCATTGCCCATTGTCGGCCTGGTGCCTTGGTGCAGTTAACCTTGACATCTCTACCATCTTCGGGATCTGTGATATCACCATAGTCCTCATCAAGCATGATGTTGAGAAGTGACTGATACACAGTCTTTCCGAAAGACCAAAGCCTCACGCCCTTGTCCTCTTCGCCTCGAACGACGACGGGAGCGTAGCTTCTCATCTTTGGATAAAGCTTCTTGGCAAGCTCGTAAGATTCCTTGGAACCTTCCTCTCGGAGCTTATTGATCAGCTCCTGAATCGGATCAGCATTGCCAAACTGGTAAGGGGCCAAAAGGCCGGGGTTGTTTCCGATATTGTAATAGAACCAGCGCTCCTTAAAAGGCTGGCCCTCATTATCGGGAAAAGACAGCAGGCGAATAGTCGCCTCTTCACCCTCTTGCGGGCGCCACATCGTGTTCTGTCGTGAATTAGTGCCAGAAAGCTTGTTTAGCTTTCGTCGAATTGCATCAAAGTCAATAGCCATTTTTTATCTCCTTAATATTCAATGGTCAATTTGCGTTTCTAACGAGTAGATCAGCAATATAAGTGTAGTCTATAATGATTAAATGTTCAAGTTATTGTGCTATTTCTTTTTCTTGTAGTTAGCATAATTTCTCTTACCGAATCGATTCTTGTCGAGCTTCGTGGGACGGCCCCCGGTATGACCAGTGATCTGTCCAGAGGGTGCTAAACCTCCACCACCGCCGACTGCAGACATCTCATCTTTCTGCTCCTCTTCACCTCTTTCCTCTGTGAAATCTGGTTCAGTAATAAGTTCGTCGTCCTTGTCGTCTTTCGCGGGGTCATCTTCGTAAGATTCGAGTAGAAATCTTATGTAATCTCTAAGAGCTTCCATAGCGTTGTATAACTATGTCACTCAGCACTTCTTGTCTTGTGGATAGTGGCTCTCTTTGCCTGCTGCAAAAGTAGCGCGAGTGTGGGCTCGAATCCAACATAAAATCGATTCTCTTCGAAGTGAGAGCCCTGTGCCAACTGAATTGCCAGCCACTCGTCTGTAGAGAGAGTTACACCAAAATGTTGGAGAAGACACAATGTTCTGTGTGAAACAGACATCTTTTGTAGGTCTTCATTGTACTTGTAGTTCTGCCCAAGCTTTTCTCGATGCCAGTCGGAGTCTTGTTCCACGAAATAATCATTCTCAAGATCACCCACCTTTCCAAGATCATGGAGCAAGCCCACCCTTAGAATGGAAACAACTGGAAGGTTGAATCCCAGCGACTCATTCAATGTCCTCATTGTGACGGTGGTGTCTAATGAATGCTGAACCAGGCCTCCCGGCTCACAATTATGCTGATCAGTTCTGGAAGATGCTGGGCACATTACGATTCTTTCGCCCAGCGTGTCTAGAAGCTGATTTAGACTGGAATCAGACAGGCGCTTGCATAGCTTCTCATATGTCTTCCAGTTAGATTCAATTTGTTCGATGCTCATTAGTCTTCCTTTTCGCTACTAGACTTTATCATTCGTGCACCCGAGTATGCTTTGACCATTGTCTTGTTGCCATAGATTGATGTACGTATAAAGTTTAACACCTTTTCCGGAAGTGTATCACCCGAGGCCTTAGGGTTTCCCAATCTTTTCATGAGTTCTTCTGGTTTATCTGTTGCTAGAGCGCCTGCTTCTTTAACTGCCTGAGCCACGCCTCCTCTGCCGACTTTGCCCCGCTTGACCTTACCACCCTTCTCGCCACTGGCGGAATCCGTCAGCGTGACTATCGCGCCGGCGCCGCCTTTATCAATATTTGCGTTCCAGCTTCCCAAATCAAGTGATCCTGCATTGACGCCTCCGTTCAGAGTATGAACCATATAATAAACACCGTCGCGAGCAGATAAGTCACCCACTGTTACCTCAATTTTTACTTGTCCCTTAGGATCGGTGCTCTTTTTATCGTCATTCTTCTTTTCTTGAAGAATCTTGCGAATTTTCTTTCTAATGTATAGTTCGTCTAAAATGCCCATGATGTCTCTAAATATGTCCTCTACGATCTAGATATTCCGGTTAAGCTAACAGGAAAATGTCCCAAATCGTTCTTGACTCCCTCGCTTACAATGCTCTTGACAGAATTAATCTGCTCTTCTTCAACATCTATTATCAGCGCATCATGAATCAAGTAAAGCGGGCTCACATCTACACCATGGGCCTCAAAGTTTTGAAGCAATTGCCGAAAACCGCAGAGTGCGATATCGACTGCAGTTGATTGAATATGGTGGCTCACCAAAACATGGCTGCTGGAAGTGTTGGGGAAAAGAGGACGCCCTAGTGCATTATCGATGTTTCCCCTAGACAGCATCTTTGACTTAAGCTCAGCTTCTATTCTGTCTAGTCCGAAATATCTTCGCACTCTCCGAATCACATGATTGGGATTTCTTCCTGGTCCTAGTAGTGTCTCCATTTTTTTCGACGAAACACCATAAAGCGCAGATAGCGTAGCGAGCTTCACAGTTTTTCTGTCCAAGTCACCGTCAAATAACTCCTGGCACATGTCTCTGTAAATGTCATCAGGGGCTGGATCGCCAGACAAATACTTCGCTACTCTGGGCTCAAGCGACACAAAATCAATTTGAACTATCCTTCCCGTTCTGTGACGAGTTTTGATCAGATCTCTATACTTGGCGGGCAGGGTAAGAATTGATGGCCCCTTCTTTACAATAAGACGTCCAGTTGAAGTAGAAGTCTGACTATACTGGGGCAACGGAGCCCAGCCGGCTTCATTAGGAGTAAAAGATTTGAGTGCTGAGATTGTTGACGGGCCGGATGTCGTTTCATCCACATATTTGTTCAATTTGTCTGTGCTCACAGACGCAGAAATAAGCTTCTGAAGTACTTCTCGTCCTTCTAGGTATGTTTTCATATAGTTGGAGTCTTCCAAACAACAGATAGCCTCTGAAGCTGCTTCTACAGTATTATTTAAGCGCATCTTGAACTCATCCGATGACAACATCCATTGCCACGGAATTACTTGATTATCCATGTCGTCGGAGACTTCAGAGAAAGCTTTGATATGCTCATCAGGAGCAATACTGGGAACTGATCGCTGGAATAATTTTGCAGCCTCTTCAATGGAAAATTTGTGCTGTTGATCACCTACGATCCACGCATTGTCCGGAATCTCATTCTTCCATTGATATACGTTTTCGCCCGAGGTAACTTCAACAACAAGATGTCGATTAGCTCCGATTATTTTTTTAAGAATACAAAGAATCACATAGCTATTTTACCATAAATACAAAATAGTGTACACGGATCTCAGAAACTAATCTTCGGTGGCGTCTGCAATAACTGTAAGGCCATCGGATATTCTATCTATCATCGAGCTATACGCGCCCCAGGCTGATAGTTGTCTCATTTTTACGCTTGACTTAAATTCACCAGAAGAAATTGAATGATCTATGCCCACGACCGCGTATATGTTATCTACAGTCGTGCCTGTGCCGAAGTCAATGAATATCTGCTGCCCAAAGTCCCACAGTGGGCAGCCAATTGTTTCTATAGAACAATCAACTGGGTGGACTCTCATGGGCACACCTGAATCTCGCTGTCCCTGTGGTTGATCGCCGCCTCCCATTCCCTGTCGCTGCATGTTAATCGTCGCTAGCGCGGGATTTTCCATGCTCTGAATTGACGCATTCAATATTCCAGAGTTTTGCGCGCCGTACCTGGCAGAAGGCATTGATCTCATTACAAATGCTTTTACTGCAGGAAATCCTCCAGCTAATCGATACCGGGTTTTTCCTTGCAAATCGTCCACTGACACTCCACCGACTGACGCACCGGCAGTAACTGGGACTTTTTCAATCAAACCTTGATCTAATGCTTTGGTAATTTGAGCACAGAAATCGGCGATGTGTTCTGGATGAGCATCAGAGTCTTTTGATCTTTTGACATTGCCGGCAGACTTTGTTACCAGGCCTATTTGCGATTTCTTTGCAGCCTGTAGAAGCTGGTTAAGCGCACTGTAAGATGTAGCTTGCTTGTCGTATATATGAAGTCGAAGAATGGAGTCAGCATTCCCTGGCTTGTCTTCACCGTTGGCGTCCAGAGTCTTGTTAGCAGCAGGGACACATTCTTGCTTGACTTGAAGCGCAGGCATTTTGAAGGTCAAATTCTCACCTTCACCATAAGCCTTTGTCAAGATTTTTTGCTTTTCATTGAACATAGCAGTCGAATCTTTTTCGAACCTTGATGCAATTTTTCTTTTGTGCTTGTCCTCTTTGTCTCGAGCACCATAGATCTTAGTCATCCCATACGCAGGAGTTCCCTGATCTTTGAGAAATGTCTTGTTGATCCACCCAAAAAACTTACCCACTGACATGTTGGCTTCAAGCTTGAGCTGATCCTTTATCATCATTTCGAAATCTTTAACAGGAATAGGAAATTGTGCGATGTTGTAGTCTCTGACAAACGATGAGTGCTCATTGAACGAATAGAAAAATATTTGAACATCGTCATATTTTCCAGTTTGTGATATCGGCAGACCCAAGAATATCGTTACTATTTTTCCCAGTGAAACATACTTCGTAGATTTCTTAGAAATCTTGCTAGTGTAGGCATCAATATCAACAGCCCATGGATCTGAGCCCTGTTTTACCAACTTTATCTTTCGCTTAACTTCTGCAGCGATTGTCTTTTTAATCTGGGCAACAGCACCTGACTTTCCGGAACCGTCTTTTCCGTACAGGCTTATCAAAGAGTCTTCTAGAGCTTCAAGCTCCTCAACATTCTTCTTCCCTCTATTTTTCTTAAGGAAAGATTTTATCTTATTG